CTATTTCTCTATATCACTTCTATCCATTTCCGAATAGCACCAAATGTCTGTACCTGATACAAATTCACCATCTTCGTCATACTCATTTTCTTCGACAGAGTACTCTGTCACGAGATAATATCCGCTCATTTTTTTAATATCTGTTTTGTATTTTTTTAATGCTGCCTTAGCATCTTTTAAACTGTCGAATGATTGGAGAAGCTCCGGATCAGTGTCAGCCTCGGCGCACCCTGGTTGAATCTCTTTTCTATTTTTATATGAAATTTCTACTGTTTTCTTTATAAGTTCAAATTTTTTCATTGTGGCATCCTCCTTATATACAATCAAATCCTTTACTGGCAGTTTTGTGAGTTTACAAATTGTGTTTAGAGAATCAATTGAAATTGATTCATTGTGTCTAATCCTCGTGATTACTGATTCTGGGAGGATTTTTTCACGTCTTAACCGAGTTGTATTATATCCGGATTTTGAGAGTTTTTTCAAAATATCTTTGTAAATAATCATGCTTTTTTTCTCCTTTAACTCTTTCTTAACAGCAAACACTCTTCGGGCACCAAAATGAGATTGTTCCAAAATCTGATACAGCATTGATAAAGTATGCTTTTGCGGTTTCTTTTATAGCCTTCATATCTGCTAATGAAATGACATATCTTTCGTTCTGGTCGAAGTTCTTTTTTAAAAACCAATCTGCAACGGCTTTAATCTCTTTTGAAGTTTCTTTTTTTTCTACGGATGAAGAATTTCTTCTAACTTCTTCTTTTGCTACTTTCCAAGCTTCTTTTAAACATTTTGCAAAACTCCAAAGATTTTTTTTATAGTTAAAATTCTGTGATTTGTAAACTTCCCATGCTTTTTTCATAATCTCCGCTCTGTTATATCTCATATCTTTTACCTCAGCTTTCTGTGTATTGCCTTCCTTGTTTCTAATATTATAATACACCTTTATCAGTGTATTGTCAATACATTTTTACACTTTTTTCAGTGTAATCGAAAGGTTAATACAATACAGACAACTATATTGTAATAAACAAGATTAGCGTACATGCACTATCTTTGTTTATTTCCATCGGGGAATTCGCTCCCGGAGAACTTGATTAAAAGTCAAGATGTCTTTCCTTTATTTATAGGAACTTGAACACAATTCGTGGACATTTTGCGGACATTATGATTTCTTCTTTACTCTTTTGTCCTCGTTTGGAACAAGTTCATTAATCATCCAAATACTTCCGACTTTATGCGCCGGGAGTGTTCCTCTTGTTGCTCTTTGTCTCGCATTGTCAGGGGCGACGTGGTTTTTTCGCGCCCACTCTGACAACGGAATCTCTCTTCCAATCACTTCGCCAGTCTCTTGCTCAATCGTAAATTCCGAATGAATCTCCTGATCTATCTCATACTCCAATTCTGTCTCGATGATGTCATACGCCTTAGCTAGTGCATCGGCTCGTTCAGCTTGCCAACCGTCGAAAATCTCTTTGTACTTTTTCAATACATTCAATGTCACATATAAGTCGGCGTTAGTGATTCCATCGTCTATCTTTTTCTCCATACCTTATTTTTAATCTCCTTTACATAGTTAAATTTTTGTGCTAATATTGGAACGAACGTATTATGCTGAGTAGTTGTTGGGTCCCTGTTAATGCTTGGTATATTTAATTCAAAGGCTAGTGTTTATCACTGGCCTATTTTCGTACCTTCTTAAATGCTCCCGTCACTGTGACCGATGTAGGGGCGAACTCTTTTTCAAACTTTTCGTATTCCGAAATTGAATCGAACTCTTTTTTCTCGATTGCTGTGTTGTCAATAACAACTCCATAATCACTTATATCGACAATCACTTTGCTGTCGTGCTCGTAAACTACTGCGTTTTTCTGTGTATTCTTGTTTTTTAATGTTTTTCTAACTTTCATGGTTCCTACCTCCGTGTGGATTGCTTATCTCTTTGTTGATAACATAATAATACGTTTTCGTATTAATGTCAATACGTTTTCATATTATTTTTTAAATTTTTACACATAAAAAAGAACCGGGGCGATATGCTCCGGTTCTTTCATCTTTTCTCCCTTATTTTATGTAAACATTTCCCTGGTAGTATGCAGCCATCCAGCCGGAAGGTGTTCTAATCCAGATGTCATTGCCAACACGAGCCACTTCTTTACAAGTGACAACCGTTCCTTTGTCCGGCGCACCGTCCTTGTCCGCATCATGGTTTTTCGCATCTGCTGAAATCTGGCTACGTGTCTTTGCTGGATACTTTGTCCCAGCGCCGGTTCTGACTTTCAATTCAACCTGTAACGTGTATGTCTTTCCCACTTCATAAGTCGGTACATCGGATGCATCTGGTGCAGCACCGCCAACCGTCAAATCTTCAAAGGACACGTCCAAATCCACATTTCCATTTACACCATCTACGGAACCAGTCGAAGTATACTGCCATGCTTTCACACCATTGAGATTAACTGGGCTGTACTCGTCTGCCGGCATCTGACCATTATTTGAACCATACCGAGCAATCCAGAACGGGAAGTCCTGCAGCTCCGCCACATTTAATACATTGTCGTACCAGTCTTTATTACAATAGATTCCAACCGAGTACCCGGCATTAATAAGTACATTCGCTTCGGCTCGGATAATCTGCGTTAACATTTCACGACCGACACCACGAATCGAAGCATCTTCCATGTCAAGCCATACTCGATACGGCACTTTACGACCGCTTAGTACAGCTACGATTGCGTTCGCTTCTGCCACAGCCGCTTCAATGGTCTTTGCATAGACGTAACGATACACGCCGATGATTAATCCGGCTGCGGATGCTCCGGCATAGTTCTGTTCGAATGCACCCTCTACCTGGTTGCTCTTGTTCGTCACTTTTAAAATTGCAAATGTAATACCTGCTGCCTTGACTTTCAACCAGTCAATCGCACCCTGCCATTTTGCTACATCAATTCCTTTTCTCATATTAATTTTCCTCACTTTCTTTAACGTATTGAATCGATTTATTCATTTTGTCCGTCCTCCTCATTTTCGACACTCCCACTGTCCCGCAACTGTAAAAGGACATCTTTTAATTTTTGTGGAATTGGAATAAACATTGCAGCATTTTCCAAAATGCTCAATGCCTCATTGCAAATATAAAATGTGCTCACAACTTCCCTTAATGGAATAGTATTTTTTAACAAAAGCTGAATCTCATAAGCAACCGCAATCACGATAAACATCACGATTTTTTTCAACAGTCCTTTGAACCCGATTTCAGAACTTAACGTTTTCGTGTAAATTCCACGGATTACCCCTGTTGAATAGTCTGCACATGCCATAAACACAAGGGTTTTTAATAGCATGTCCCAGCCACCGAGAAAGCCTGCAATGACTCCGCCGACGATTCCTACATAAATACTGATGTGATTAAAAAGTTTTTCCATAAATCTCCTTCCGGCTTCTAGCCCTCAATGGCCTCTCGAAGCTCTTCTTTTTCTTTTTCTGATAAACGAGGGTAACTTGTAAAGATTTCTTCCAAAGTCTCCCCGTTTTCCATTCGGTTCTTAATAACACGGATCATGATGTTTTTTACAGCTTTACTCATCGTCTTCACCTCCGAACATGATTTCTGAAATGGCATCGTCCTGCTCTAACTGTGTTTTTTCAAGCTTTACAATACGCTGTTCAATATCTGTCTGAATTGCAAATTGCAGCGTGACGTTTCCTTCTGAATCCACATTTGCAGATTTAAAAGTCAAATTTTCATAAATTCCATAGGGCTCTGAATCCTCTTTTTCGGAGACTTTTAATGAAGTCTCATTCCGATATTTTTCAACCATGGTCGAAATCTCGCCATTTTCAACCGTGACAGATATCGAATTAATATCTGGTGTAACTTCTGCCTCTAACTTGTCAGAGGCGATTAAAACAATTTCTTTCATATTTTTTCCTTCTTTCTTTTATTTTTTTATGTAAAAAGCACCCACACCGGATGGTGAGGATGCTTTTTATAATTTGTGTGTTCGTTTTGGCTAAACGAAAGTTTAAGTAACGTTTCTGCTTCTGTAAACCAAGAAGCTGTTGACCGTAATGCAGAAGATGTCAAGTTGGCTGCTTCAATCGCTGAAGTTGCAACATCCGTCACCCAAGTGGCAAATGCTGCTAATGCTGCAAATACAACAGCTCTATCAGCAGTTAAGGCAAGGACAAAGAATGTTACTGTTGCTGTATCGAATGGTATAGCAACTATTCCATTTTCTGCAATAAGTGAAGACATTGCAGTATCTAACTATGTCGATTCTATAGTTGATATATTCAGCTCCAATGACCACATGATTTGTAGAAAATGGCAAAGCGGAACGAATATATATGCTTTTATCAGAAATTATGATGGAACAGTGCTTACGTCTGGTAATTTGACATTCCAAGTAACTGCATTTATTACGATGTAGATTATTCTTTAGCCCATGTGAGCCAAAAACTCATTGTTGCACTACTTGTAAGTCCATCAATAATGAGTGTATATCTACCGTCATTACGCTTATTTATACCTTTAACAAAGTAGCCTGAATCGTCACGGACAGTGTGAGCACTAATTAAAGTATAGCCTGACTTATTTACTATAGCGTAATTTCCATCAGTAGATGCAGTGTATAGCTCCATTATAAGTTTTTCTTGTTTAGCGTCAGCTCTTGACTGTGCATCTGTTTGAATGTCTGCAATGCTGTATCCACCAACAGTTCCAGCATTTCCAGCAGATGTAGCATAATTAACAGATTGAGAACCAATATTACTTGTGTTTATAGCGGTAGAAGCATCTTGCTTTAATGCTAAATTGGTGTTTAATTGCGTTAAACTTTCGTTTATCCTCTCCTGCTTATTTGCAAGTGTGCCTTCTATACTCGGATTTGCCTGTACAGCATCGATTGAATACTGCCCCTCTTCCGTTATCGCACTACTGTTACTGATGCTCTTCAGGCATCCCGTATACACCCATTTCGCTTGGCTGGCATCACCGGCACTTACACATCTGTAAGTGTTCCCGGTCGCCGTGTTGAAATAGCAATCATTGACAAGTGCATCGGAGATTCCAGAAGCATTAAATACAGTCGGTGAAGTGTCAGTTCCTGTGATTGAAGTTCCCTGCGTCCACTGGCTTCCTCGTGTTCCTGGCGGACCTCCATTAAATTCCCCTGCCTCAAGTCTTCTGTTAATGTCTGCGACTGTATCTCTGCAATCTTTCAATGCCTTATCCAATGCACTGTACTCGTTCGACGATAAAACATCCTCATCTGACACTGCAGCGCTTTCGACAACTAAAATAAATGATAGTGTTGATACTCTCTGTGTGTCAGTAAAAAGTACTACATCCACTTTGTGCCTTCCAGCGAATAAAAGCATCTGCTCGTCTTCCACAATGACAATCTTGTTGTTTGAAATTGTACAATCTTTGATGATTCCTTTTCCATCCGGTTTCTTCATTCGAACCTGTGCCGTGACACCGTTTGGAATTTGAATCACTTTTCCATACTCTGATATAAGGGCTGATATTGTCCTGGTTGACTTATCGTACTGCTTCGAAGTGACCTCTACGAAGTTGTTATTGTACAAATCAAGCACGATATCCGTATTTGAAATATTAATATCGCTCATGATACCTCCTACTCTGAATCGACGATTTCCTGTGCGAAATCATATAGCTTTGTGATTAAACTGTTTACATCATCATCCACGACAACACGGCTTGTTCGCTTGTTATCCTCTGTGATGACGCCCTTTTCGTCAATCTCTGAATGTGTGATACAGATTTTCTGCATACCATTCACATTTAAAAGTGCAATGCTCGTGACTTTTTTACTCATAATCTATTAAATCCTCCTGTTCTCTCTCTAAAAATGAAAAAACTTCATTTTCAATATCCGAATCTTCTACACCGATGTTCCTGTCCTCTTCAAGCCTCAAATCTTCAAAATTCAACTGCTTTGCCTTGATTTCCCATGAAAATTTCAAACCAGGTGTTCCTTTGACGGTAAAATGCTCTGGCGAGCGATTTTCAACCCAAATATCGCCTTCACCATATTTGGTTAGGAAAACACTGTAATGACATTTTGAAGTATTTACAGTCTCTGCGAAAATGCTGTCGAGATAAACGATGCACTCTCCGCTCTCGTCCATATCGCCCTCTCCGACATCACCAAATAACGGTGAGGGGAGTTCATAGCAATACATCAAGCGGTCGTTGTAATTCTCTGTTGCAGCAAGCCTTGATTTTGTACCAGTGCAGGTTAACGAGCCTAGTACTTCAAGATTCTGCATTTGAACATACTCTCCAAATTTTCCAGAGTATTCCTTTCCGTCTACGATAATTTCTCCAAGGACTTTTGATGTATATCCTTTTCCAGCCCATACTTTTCGACATCTGGTCAAATAAGCTGACGACTCACCATATATATCACCTGATTTTTGATAGTAAAAAATGCCACCTGCACCAACTCTTGTAAATGTTCCATCGCCCTTCTGCACCATCAAATTGCATGGGTTTTTCGTTACATCGTCGGTTCCAGGATCTATCACAATGCTGCCACCTGTAATCTTCGCAGACGATGATGTGATTGCCCCTGTGATATCTGCATTGCTCGCGTAGAGATTCCCATCCGCATCAACAATAAACTTGCCATTTCCATTATTAAAACGAATTCCTGTGATGGTTCCGGCATTAATCCAGTCTGCATTAATACCGATTGCATTTAATACATTCACAACCGCATTTCCTGACGAATCTATTCCGGCATTCCACGTCTTTCCTCCATCCGTGGAGACGGCAAGGGCATCATTGACGATAGTCCAAACCGTAGAGGATTCTTCCAATTTAGGCTTGTTATGCAGATAGTACTTATAACTCCCGTTTTCAGAAACCTTCTTTGTGTAGAAAACACCTAAACTGTTTTCGATGAGTCCTGCTATCTTCTGAACGGACTCATCGTAAGCGGATATCTTAATATCCGTGTTCCGATTTGTCTCTTCCCTGGATGCTGACAGAGCACTTTTAAAAATCGTTTTCACATCTGTGTTATAATTTCCAAACGTTATCGTCTTTACCTTCTTTGAAATGCAATTGTATGTGTACGACTGCACATTCGCATCGATTGAACAAAGAGGATGCTTTATACGGATTACATCATTAATACAAAGCTCCTGCGGAACATCCGCTTTGATTTCATATGAAATTTGCGGATATTTGTGTTCGTCCAGATATTTTTTCGCAAGAGTTCTCAATGTCTCCTGCCTCTGTTCCAACGTATACTCGTTATCATTTTCGTCCTGCTCCGGCACATCAAACGATACCGTCCTGGTGTATGGAATCGGATACGAAATATCTGACGTCAAGTATAGTTCTGGGAGAAGCAACTCGTTACTTCCAACCGGAAGGATTTTCGTACAGACTTCCGACCAGGATTCAACCACTTTGACGCCCTGCGAATTTTTTCCATATACAATAGAGAATCCATTGTCTCCACCAACCTTTTCAGGTGACAAAACTCTGATATTAAACCCCTCTACATCAAATAGAATGTCAAATTCTTCCTGCGCTCCTTCAAAAGCTTCTAAAAGATTCTTTCGAATGAAGTAACGAGTTGCAACTCCTTTTGCTGTTCCACTGATTTTAAAAGGGCTTTTTATGTCTGTCCTGTCGTTACACCACTGAACGAATGCGACAGGTCCCAAGTCAGTAGGTCTGACATCGGCAAGCATGTAACGCTCTGCATCAAACAAGACATGATTTGCTGTAAACGAAATTTTCCTGTCTTTCTTTTCCGGATCTCCGATACGAAATGGCTGCGGTCCTTTTTCTTTTGTCTCAACAAGCACGATTCTGTCTTTCACGATTAAATCTGCATATTCCGTTGAAACTTCTATGCTGACCGACCATCCGTTCAGAGAGATTTTCTTGGTCTCAACACAGCTCAACGGTCTAATTGTACCGAGACCGTTTGTCCTGAATTCTTTTTCTGTGGAATCAAAAATTTTAATCATCAAATCCACCTGTCTTTCTTCTTTATAAAGACTTTTGCCTTTCCACTGTGAAAAGTAATGCTATTCACTCCTGGATGGAGTGTCGGGTATTCAAACCCAATGTAAATACACTTCGGCTTTGTCTCTTCCATCTTCTCACAGTCAATTTCAATCTCACCGTCAGAATCAAATGTGACAGCAAATCGCACATCATTAACAGTCAAATCAACAGTTCCCGTGCCGACAAGCTTTATCAATGGTTTTGATTCAACATTTCCGGCATTTAAAACGGTGTCTGTGACTTGCATGTAAGCATCTTTCCTGTGCCAATATGGTTCAAAAATGAACGTGATTTCAAATTGATATTTAAATGGACCGTGACGCTCAAAATCAATGTCAGAAAAAATATAAGCCTTTCTGTATCTTCCCTCATACTCAAAGATTCCCTCGCCATCCAGCCAAGCCTTCACATTGTCAAAATTGTTCTTCCGAAGAAGTGTCGCTTTCACTGTCATTTCTATATTTTTTCGATTGAGCGGCGTCATGATGGAACCGTCCATTCCATCAATCTCCACACTCTCATGATTTATCGCAGATTTTGGAAAAATGAGCTCGTCGTTTAAAACGACACCCATCGAATCACTGCTTTTCCCATTGAAAATAAACACTATGTAAATACCTCTTTTCTTAAAAGGTCAAGGACAAATTCACCGACTTTTTCGTCATCAAGGACTACGGATGGATTTACAGTTCTTAGGGCTTTTATAAATGCATTGTAAAATACATCCCCAAGTCCATCTTTAAGAGCCTGTATAAGCTCGACATTTGATTGCGCATTCACTTCACGCATGTAGGCTTTCAAGTCTGTTAATGGTGCGACAACTTCCTTGCCGGCCTCTCCACCACCTAAAAGTGAATTGCCATTTGCACCAAATATAGTCGGTTTGTTCAAGATACCTCCGTTCGCATACCAGTCGACATCAATCGTTGGCACTTTCAGTGGATTTAAACTAAACGAACCTGTGGCACTGAAATGTGGCAGCTTGAGTTTTGGAAAATGCCAGTCGAAATCGAAAATTTTTTTTATACGTTCAATTGCATTGCGGCAAGCTTCGTGTGCCTCATCCATCTTCCCTGACACATTTGAAACCATATTGCTAAGCTTTCCACCTGAAAAAGTGTCAACGAATGTAAAACCGGTTTGAAAAGAACCCTTAATACCTTCAATTGCTCCTGCCATGATTCCCTTCATGCCTCCACCTGCCTCGTCGTATGCAGATTTCATATTTGAAAGATTTTGCTTTGCGGATGAAAGTGCTGCGGATAATCCGCCATTTGTGATAGAATCGACGTTGTTGTAAGTTTCAGTGAATTTCCCCTCTATATTCTCTTTCACATTTTCTACACCAGATGCAACTTTTTCTTTAAAAGATTCGATTCCACCCTCGATATTTCCAGGTAAATCGTTAAAAAATCCGTGAATGACTTCGAACCCTTCTTTGAGTTTTTCGATTTTTTCGGCAAACCAGGAGGAAACTATTTCCCATAAATTTATCCAGAACTGCCGGAATCCTTCGCAGTTGTTCCATAAATAAATAAATCCTGCAACTAATGCTGCGATGGCTGCAATAATTAAAATGATAGGGTTTGCCATAAGCACACCATTAAATGCAGCAAATGCACCTTTTGCAACCGAAATTGCAGATTGTACTTTTAAAAGCATTCCGGGGAGCTGCGACATTAATAGCAGAATCTTTGATGCTCCGCCACAAATCTGTCCTACAATCATGATTACTGGTCCTATTGCTGCTATAAACAAGGCTATTTTTAAAATCATCTCCTTCTGTGACTCTGAAAGCCCATCAAACCATTCTTTTAAAGATTTAATGCTACTGCAAAAATCATCGATGATTGGTGCTAACGATGATAAGGCAGTATCTGCCAAATCAGACCCGACAATTTTCAATTCATTAATAGATGCCTTAACTTTGTCTGGCCCATCTTGCATTGCTCCCCAGGTTGCATCAAGAGTTCCTCCGGAATTTTCTACAACATTCATGAATTCTTCAATGCTGAATCGACCACCTTGAATAGCGTCCGCTAGGTCAGGTCCCGCCTTTGCACCAAAAGTTTCAATTGCTAAAGTTGTCGCTGATGCGATATCAGGACATTTTGCAATCTCATCCAAAGTATTTTTAAATTCGACTTTCGCATCTTTCCCAGCAGCAGACCAGTTCGAGATAGCCTTTTTCATACCGGAAAAAGCAATCTCGGTATTAACACCAGCCTTTTCCCATTGTGAAAACATTGCAATGCTCTCTTGAGTTTCAAATCCCAATGCTCGCATTGGTGCTCCGTACTTTGTCAACAACTCTGTTAAATTGTCAATTGCAATTCCACTTCCCTGTGATGCTGCCGTTAAGGAATCAAGAACTGACGAGTATTCAGATGACTTTATTCCTGCATCGCCCATGTATCTTGACACATTTTGAATTGCAGACGATACATCCGTGTTGTTTACTTGTGAGAACTCAAGGAACTTCTTAGAGCAATCTTCAAGTGTCTGTCCTGTGAATCCAAATCTGGTATTGATATCCGCAATTGAAGTCGATACATTGGCAGCGCTTTCGGGAAAGTTACCATAAACATTATCAAAACTGTCTTGCAGATCATTTAGAGCGTCACCAACTGCTCCAGTTCCTGCAGCGATTCCATCATAAGCATTATCGAGTTCAACCCATGCTGCACCTGCAGCCGCAGCGGTTGCAGTAATTCCTGCTGTAAGTGTTTTGGAAAGTGTTCCGCCTACTTTTTTTGAAACCTCACTTACCTTATCAAGCTTTTTGGAGTACTCCTCTAGTTGTGCTGCACCACTATTAATCTGTTTGGTAACTTCCTCCAAGCCTTTTTGATAGTAATTTAACGACGCCTGCGCACTGTTTAATGCCTGTTTTGTTTTTGAAATAGCAGCCTCATCTTTATTCTCTGCGCTTTCCTGCGCTGCAAGGATTTCATTTAATTGTCTAACTTTTTCTGAATATGAATCCGTCTGGTTCGTCAGATACTCTTGTCTATCCTGCATCTTTTTTAGCGCAGACGTATTTTTATCCCATTCAGATTGCGCTAATTTAAATGCTGTCCTATTCTCATTGATTGAGTTGTTGACATCCGATAAAGACTTTTTAAAGTCAACGGTTCCATCTGTTTTAAAAACAAGACCAACCCTTTTCATTCCATCGTCAGCCAATCCGGATACCTCCCCTCTTTTCAATTTCCATATATTTTTCTAAACATTCATTAAAAAAAACAGGGCATGAGCTCCAAAATTCTTCTTCACTCATCCCCATTTTTCTAGCAGCAACCATATAAGAAGCCCAATCAATGTCTATTTCATCATCTTCTTCATATCCTGTTTGGCTTGCTGTTTTTTTTTAAGAGTTTTGACCTTCTCGCCAAATTCATCAAAAACCTCTTTTATGTCGTCAATATCCATTGGTGTGAGGATCATTGCCTCATCCATTGTCACATTTCTGCCGTTTGAGCGCAGGATGACATAGATGAGTCTGGCTGCAACTTCCATGTTTTCATCATCTGTCATGTCCTCTTTTTCAATGAAATTTTGTAATTTCATCTTATTCATGTAATATAAAGTGGCGAAGTTTACCTTAACATCAAGGACTGTTCCATCTGTCAGGTGTATTGCTTTTTCGTCCATTCTCTTATTCCTCGCTTTCTGTTGGCTCCTGCTCTACAGGAGTCTTGCTAGGGTGTTGTAACTTTCGTTAAATCTGCCTGTGTCATGATGACCTGACCAAAGAACTTGTCCTCTGTAAGATTTTCCGGGAAGTTTACGTCAGAAGATACCTTTGCAACAATATCCCCATCCGAATTAAATGGATATGCGGTGATTTTAATGGTATCTGTCTGCTCTGACGCTTTATCTTCCTTAGTAGAAGTATCATCCGAATTTTCAGAAAGCTTGCATTTTGGGTACCAGTCGTACCGTACTTTTCCGCCTTTTAACTTAACGACTTTTCCATATGCGAAAAATGGTCTTACCCGGTTTCCACCTGATAAAATTAAACCACCCTCATTGACATTATCTCCTCGCATTTTTGCCAATGTATCATCCGGGAAAGCGATGACTTCTGTCTCGATGTCGATGGTTGATGTTGCGGTGTCGGAATCATACACTTTTCCAGATGCGTATGTATTTGAAGTTTCGGCATTCTCCGTGATTTTTACAGATTTTACAACCTCTGTTTTTTCCACACTATCTTCAAATGTGGTTGTAAAATCGTTGTTTTCATCCATTTTGTTGAAGCACACATATTGTGCCCCAACCGTTTCTTTGATTGCAGGTTTTTTTGTTGAAATGCTCATGATTTTCCTCCTTAATCGAACTTTAATTTATGAATCATTAATTTGTAATACTTCTCTTTATTTGTGTTGAATAATGGGGCTAAATGAGCATGTGCAGACATGTTTTTTGTTCCGCGTTCCACCATTGGGCCGTAATGCTTGCCCCAACCAACTTCAATTTCAGAGCCGTTTTTTCTCCATGCAAAAGTGCTTACTAGATGTGTGTATCCAGGTGCGTGAATCTTGCTTTTAGGCTTTGGCAATGCCAAAAGGTCTTGTACAAATTCCTCTGCCCCCGTCTGAATTACCTCAAGCGCTTTTTCTTCTGATACTGTCTTAGAATATTCTTCAATCATTTTTTGAAAATCATCTAATCCAGAGTCAAAAAATGAGATTTCTTCATCGTGTCTACTCATATTAATCCTCTTCTATCTGCTCTGTGACTTCTAAAGAGAAATAGGAATGGAATACACGGTCTTCTTTCACGTATTCACCATATATTTGCGGGAAAAGTCCTTGCTCTCGAAGTTTTCTTCTCAAATCTTCAAGTGAAGAATCTCGCGGTCTTTTTGAGAAGTGACTAATCTGATATGTGACTTGAGCCTCATATCCTTTGCCTGAGGCTGTGCGGTCTTGTAAAATATAATCCCAATAAACTATCCTGGGATAAGCTCCCTCGTTATCAATGCTTGTCACACCCTCATTTACCGCGATTTTTTCTCCATCCTCGTCGACTACGGAATGAAGAAGTTTGTCAAGTTCCTGCTTTGTCATTCTTCGCAACCTCCTTGATTTTTCTTTTTGAATCAGGCTTTTTCAATGTGATTTCAGTCTCCCGAAATCCATTCTTGTCTGATACATGTGTCGCATTGTAAACCTCATGTTGTTCATTTTCGCCATTCATAATAACAACGCAATGACTATCAATTCCCTTGTACTGTGGAATTCGGATTTTAGAAGTGACCTCCACGTTTCCCTGACTAAGTTCGTACCGTGTTCTATCGAACACCGAAAGTTCTCGATACCAGATTTTCACCCCTGTGCTTTCAATGTGTTCTTCTGGAAAGCTGGCTTTTTCTTCCGTTTTTATTTTGAATATTTCGATGAATCCATCTACATACTCTGGAATATTAATCTTACTCATCTGATACACCATCCTCTTCTTGAACTGGAATCTCTGTATTCATCTGCCACGACAAAATCATACTCGAATAATTGTGCTCAAATTCATCAATCCGATGGTGAAGCGCATAGTATGTGTAATTTTTTAACAAACTTCGGTATGTTAAATCGGTCTCAATATCACACTCAACGTTTAGAGCGCCAAGATAGGCTTCTCCCTCTTTCGCAAAACGTTCTAGCGATGCATCAGGGAAGTACGGTGGAATCTGAAAGTCTTCCCTGATTTCGATTACAAGATTTTTTAATACACCTTGCTCCATGATTCCACCTATCCTTTCAAAGTTTTATTCAGATGCCTTCGGTGTCGTCACCTGGTTGACCGGAAGCACATATTCTTCCAGTTTTGTAATATCAAATACAACTGCTGTATTGTCATCAACGGCTCTGCCGTTTGCATAGCAGTTTGCAATGATTAGATCAGCGTTTTCCATTGCTTTTGTCTGGTCGTACTGTGTAACTCTTACACCCGTTGTTCCCATTGTGTAATATCCGGCAATTGTAAAGATTCCTTTTCCCTGTGGAACGTTTGCATCTGGGATTTTTTCAATATCAACAAATGATTTGTTCACATATCCACCTGTTAAAGCCTCGCCATACATGCACGGGTCAACATACTGTGCTTCATCTGCCGGATTGCAAAGCAGATAGAGTTTATCGACGGTACGCTTTCCATTGTCAGTCAATGTGACTCTTGTTGCAGCCAAGCCTTTTGGGCTGAATTTTGTAATGTCATTTTTGACAGTTTTTGCTTTGTTTGTGCCGTCGGAGTTCGTGGCATTAATCTGTCTCATGATACCGATTGGTCCTGTCTTACCGTCTCCGTCTAAGAAACCTTTTACAAGACCGTCCTGCATTGCCTCTGATAAGATAGCCATGAAGTATTTGTCGACAAATTCCATTGACAATTCAGCGATTGCTTTTGGAATCACAAGATAAGCGGACAGCATGTGAAGCTCGATGTTTAAAGATGAAATGCTTGCGGACAACTCGCCCTTAATGGCATCTGTAATCTGCCCCCATACTGCTGCACCTGAATGACTTGCAACAAGCCATTTCTTCACATTCGCTGGTGCCATATTAACAAGTTTTAAAATTGGGCTGGCTTTTCTCACATCATCCAGTGTCCGGTCGATGATTTCGGTTGGAATAATATCAATCTGTGCTGCCGTGATTGACTGCTTCAAATCTTTGAATCCTGCATAGAACTTCTTTTCATTCTCGGACAGGTTGCGAAGACCGAGTGTTTTCTTGTAATCAGCATCCCTGGATGCTCTTTCACTTTCAGCAACAACCTGATTGATAAGGTCTGCATTTACAGCTTCATTAATCATTTCGATTGACTGCATGATGGCATCCGCTTTCTGGTCTGCAGGTGCACTTTCTAACAGCTGCTTAACTTCATCTTTTACTTCCTGTGATAAATTCTCAATTCTCATTCTTATACCTCCGTGGTTTTGTTTAAATTAAAAAAAACACCCCAATCGGTGCTTTCTTGTTCCGGCTCGTTTTTCTGTTCTGGAACAACGGTTTGTTCCGGTTTGGAACTACCATGTGTTAATTGATAAAACTTTATTAACTGTTCCTGGTGCATTGTCCTGTTGACAATCTGCTGTCTAAGCTTTTCATTTTCTTTCAAAACTTCCTGCAATGTATCTGCATCCGTCTGATCTGATTTGAATTCGACACCGATTTCATCAATTAGTCCGTACTGCAATGCAAGCTGTGGTGAAAGCGTCGTTTCTTTGTGCATCATATCTCGAAGTTCCTCTTCCGGGATGGTTGCTCTTTTCATAAAAAGTGCAACACAACTATCCATTGCAACATCGAGATTGTCTGCCTCTGCTCTGAAATCGCTTGCATTTCCTGTAAACGTCTCCCACATATCATGAATGATGGCTGTTGTGCCATATCCCATGACTCGTTTGTCGCATGCTTGTAAAATTGTGAATGCAATTGAGTGACAGCATCCCATGACTATTCCGGTCTTATAAGCTCCATGCTCCTGAAGCATGTTGTAAATTGCTGTTCCCTGGTCTACGCTTCCACCGTTCGAATTGAAGTAAATCTCAATCTTATCTGTCTCCGGGATTCCAGAAAGAATCTCTTGAAAATGCTTTGCGGATGTTTCTGAATCGTCATAATCCCATGTTTCCCAGTTGAAATCGCCATACTTTCGAATTTCGTCATAAAGATAAATCTTATGCACATTTTCAATCTGCTGGTGTCTGTAGATTACTTTTTCCTGCTTCATATCATCTTTTCCCTTCTAAATATTTGTTATTTAACGGATAACTCCGAGATTGTGGATCACCTCCTTCTTAATCAGCATTAATCGTCTTGTGATGTTTCATCCTTGTTTACCTCCTCTGCACTTGCATAGTTCTTTGTTAAAGCTCTTTGTGTACTGAAATTCGTGTTAAGAGCCTGATATCCTACCATTTCACGGATTTCGTCATAGCTAAATCCGATTCCTCTTAACTTGTCTAAGTTTGCAGCACTGTCAATCACGTCAACGTGTTTGAACCTGCTTACCCAAATGAAGATTTTTTCACCATTTACAAAGCTTTCTTCACCAACAAGCTTTGCATTTAATGAATCGTTTATAATTTCAACAATCGGGCTTACTGCATAAGTGATTAATTCGTTTGTCGCATCCGATTTTTCCGTGATATTTCCAAAAAAAACAGCTTCTGGAATATCAAAAGCCATTGCGCAGGCACTTAAAACTTCCTTGCTGATTTTTGTCAAATCCTCTGATTTTGCACTGCATTCAATCTTGAATTGAGAAAAATCAATTCCTTTTGCCAGTGTTAAAATGGATAAATCGTCCGATTCTAAAATTCCTTTCAGTTTCTCCGCATACTGGTCTTTTGTGACCATTTTATCCGGTTTTCCTTCCTCTTTCGATTGTTCGACAAGCTTGATACTTGTATCCATTTTCAGTAAAAAACGGGGCTTATTGGCAATCCGAATCATCTGATTTATCGCATCAAGCGTTTTATCGTACTGCTCCACAACAGATTTTAAATGTCTTGTGATATCTGCATTGTCATACCGCAAACGCATTACATCATCCTCTAAGAATGACCTTCTTAGTGAAAACTGTTTTCCTGCGCAAACGATATTGACGTTCGTGTATACTCTTCCTGTCATGACATTATCAGATTCCGAATAGCTATTTGCGATATAGTATTTTTCTCCAATTCTGACGATTAAACATTCTGACTCAAGTAACATCTTTTCCACAACATTTCTCCAAAAGTCTGTTCCCGTCTCATTGTCATTCGGTCTGACATTTAATCTAAAGTAATATTTGTCCTGCCTTTTTCCGTTTTTATCCACTAAGACAATTTCAGAGCGGGCGATTGCATTTGCAATCATCCCGACAGCCTTGTTTATTGCAAATTTTGACAGATTTACTTTTTCAAGGTCAGCCGTAACTATATCAAATAGCGACTGCATCTCTTTATTTCTTCCCTGCGTGAAAAATTCAAACATTCCTGTACCTCTCTCTCGTCAAATATAAATGACGGTTTCGTTTAATAAATCATTGCAGAACATTGCCACATCAAAAGCCATGAATCCATCGTTTTTCCGAAGCTTTGGTTCAATTTTTCCAAAGGTCTTGTTCCCGAACTTGTCTTCAATGACCGATGTGTTGTTTGTATACCACCTCATGATTGCCGACGGACCATAAATGACATGCCCCTCCGCAAATGCTTTTTGTATGAACGGTGCAATGATTCCCGTTGCAGATGTAATTTTTCTTACCAGGCGCACGATTCCGTCTGGTTCATCTTTACTTTCAATCGAAATTCCTCTTTCTAAAAATCCTGTCTTAAAGAGCAGATATCGGTAGGTATCCATTGCAATTTTTTTAACTGTATAATCTGCCATTTTTCTCATGCACCAGTCAATTATGATGTTTACATCGATGACAGGTCCTGGAACAATTTCAAAATCGCTAAACTCTTCCATTCCCTGATTTGCAATTGGGAACTTGATACTATTTATGAATGGCGAATCTGCACAAATCCAAGTGTGCTGCATCCAAATGTAATCCTCACCGCTTTTTGTCAATACACCTGCGGATGCAAAATCTCGAACGTCTGCGTAATCAATTCCAATTATTGCATTTTGATTTCTTGTGTCCGGCACTTCCCTTGGTGTCTTTTTTTCAATGTCGTCATAGCAGCATCGCAAGATATTGTTCCAGGAAGTCACCGTCTGTTCCTCCAACCTCGATGGAAGATTCATTCTTTTTGTCAAAAATTCTGGTCTCTTACTTGAAATCATTTTCATCTCATGATAATCGACCTCAATTTGGTGTGCCAATATAGGCAAGTACTCCATAGATGGATTTGCTTTATGCCATGCCTCCGGCACATCCACTTCATTTTCTGAATCAATCTCGCAAAGGAATGGAAAATATCCAAGAGGATTTTCTCCACTCTCAAGGATTTGATTGCAAGCCGTCAAGATTTCATCCAGTGGGCCATCTCTGACATATCCATTAGTTGTGATGATGAATTCCCTCGCATGTTTAATTTTACCTAAAGCAGATTCGAATACATTAATCTGCTCATAATCTTCATAGGCATGAAGTTCGTTGAAAAAAATACAACCAGGACGCTTACCGTCCTTTGTACCAGCGTTCGAGGTGTTGTATCTCATGACTGAATGAGTCGCGAGATTCTCAATCTCTTCTTTGGTACACCGAAACTTTCCTTTGAACTTTTCACGTATACAAACGTTATAAGCAACTTTGAACGTGTCTTTTATCTGCGCTTCTGAATTTGCCACGAGTTCGACATTATAATCGTCGACTCCATAAAGCGGTGTCTGTAAAAAGTTCGCCAGTGGAACCATGAAACCGTCTTTTCCATTTCCTCGACCCATCATGATGATTATTTTTGGAAAAATCGGAAGTCCTAATTTATCGTACATAAACACAAATGCGTAGATAAATTTCTGATATGGGAAAAGCGGATAGAAATTCGCTTCGCAATATGCAATACAATTTCTGAAAGTTTTTTCGTCAAAAAAAACATCGTTCCGTTTCAATAACGGTTTTACGATGTTTTTGATTAAAAGTTTTCTTTTCTTGTTTATCCAGTTTGGATGTTTTTTGACATATTCGAGATAAGCATCAATCTCCTTAACAGTAACCATCTTTAGGATCTGCCTTTGGAGGAATTGGATTTTTTAAATTCAAATCCGATAAAATCTTCAACATGGTCACGGATGTTTTCTGCAAATTCACAACAGATTCATTTGGTTTTTCCGTCGAAACACCATTCCCATTGATTGTCGTGTACCTCAATCCTCTTTTTTTGATATCAGCTTTTAACTGCTTTCGAATCTTCACATAGTCCATGTAGTCGTCAACCAAATCAAGATAAAACTGGTCTGTCTTGCCCTGCAACTTAAGCTGGTTAATTAAAGACTCTTTTATCTCTTTTTGCGTCATACACCCACCACCTTTCTTTCTCAAAATGTCAAAAAATTTATATTTTTTTGCACTTTTTCCAAACGGAAATAGAGCATTTTTCTTCGTGATTTTTCATTTTTGCATGAGGCTTTGAAAAAAAATTTTACTTAAAGTAATTTTTCAAAATCGACCTTCTTTTTTCATCTTCTCCGATACCCCTTGCCTTTTTCATGTGAGATTTTATTTTTTCTCCAGAGTTAAGGCCACATACCCGTTCTCCGTAAAAAGAAAATCACACGAGAATCGACCGGGGGGATTTACCAACGCTCCTCTGTTAATCTTTTCTTCTTTTTAATGAATCTAAACTGATATCTTCCATGTCGCTTGTTATGACACTGCGTACAGAGCGATATCAAGTTGTTGTCATCCAAGGCAAGCTCTGGATGTTCCTTCAACTCTTCGATATGATGAACCTCCTCGGCTCTTCTTATCTTCAAGTCTTCGCCAATCAACTTGATTCCATTTGCTTTTGCGTCTGCGATTCGTCTCCTACAATCCTGGCACTCAAAATGGTCTCGCTTTAATATCTCTATCCTCTTTCCTGTGGCTGGGTCTTTCCAAGCTTTCGAGTTGTAAAACGCTTTTGCTTCTTTGTCTGTCATTATTCAAGGATTGGCTGGTGTATTTCAACCAGCCTAAAAATGGGGTAAAAGGGGTAGTATAATTAAAGCGCAACCTCATCCGGCTACGCTTTAACTGGATACACTATATCACACATGTTTTATAAACTTCTATAAAGTCTTTTAAATTTTTTTCAAATCCATATCTTACCTGTGTGCTTATCTCGAATCCTTACCCGGTCCTCTAGTTCCATGCCCGCCAGCTCCAACACCAGCTTAATGATTTTAATCACGATATGAATACGCACATCTTCATGCTTTCTTTCTTCTCGCATCACATGACCTATTGCTTCATCCGCGGTTGGGTCTGAATACTTTTCCTTGTTCATCTGCTCTCATCTCCTTTACTTGTCATATCTATAAATTTTGTTAAATTCCGCTTTTATTTCTCTTTTAATAGAAGAAACGTATTTTTATAGGAGTTAGTTTAACATTCAACTCATTTTGTAAAATGCCATCTCTAAAAAAAATAACTATCGCCTGAACGATAGCTTTCTCATTTTGTCATCCTTTATATCCTGCGTGATTCCAATGTACCGAAATGTCACAGATATATCTGAATGATTCAAGATCTCTTTTAATGTTGCGATATCCTTTGTCTGCTGGTAAAAGTGATATCCGAATGTTTTTCGGAGCGTGTGTGTTCCAATTTCCTCTAATCCAAACTTTTTTCCGGCATCACTCAATACCTGATATGCACGTTGGCGTGTGATGTGTCCTTTGCCATTCCTGGACGGAAACAGCCATTCATATTCCGACTTTCCTCTTATGTAGCGGTTTAGAATCGGACGCAACTCATCGTTAATTGGAAACGACTTTTCTTTTCCCGTTTTCTGCTCCCGGATAATCACATGGTTTCTGTCCTTCACATCCCGCACCTGCAATTTTAAAATGTCCGATATGCGAAGTCCGACATAAATTCCAAACAGAAACATTACATAATCACGTTCACTCTGCTCTTTTAAATAATCTGCAATATCCCACACCTTACCGATATCTCTGATAGGTTCAACTGTGTTCATGCTCTCTTCTCACCTCCTTATAAAAAGAGCAGACCGCATCTCTGCAATCTGCTCATATATTTACATTTAATATATATCACATCTAGTTTATAAACTTCTATAAAGTCTTTTCTATTCCTAAAAGGATCTCTGCTCTTTCTCTCGCAGTCTTTGACTTATCGCACAAGATGCCGTACCACTCTCTTTGGAAAAAATCTTTTCTTTCATCATGGCGAAATTTTTCCGCGATATTATCTTTCAAAATTTCTTCGATGTACGTCAACCGACCAAATAACCCATCTTCAAATCCAATCGCGCACGCCTCCCCAAACAGAGTTTTTTCCACCTTTTCAATTCCATCCATCTTATCGTGAATCATGATTAATCTTTCGTAGTCTCTAATTTCCATATATGCCTCCATATTTATTTCCTTTTTAATATCTCAAATTTTTTTCTAAATTGCCATTCGATTTTACGCAAATTATGCCGCTTTCTTTACACGATACTTGATATCGTCAATATCATCTACAAGATAGTACTTGATTGTCACCTCTGTGCTGGCATGCCCTAGCATTTTTGAGACTAATAACACATCATTTGTTTTCCGGTACAATACGCTTGCAAATGTCTTTCGGTAAATATGAACCGTTGCCTTACAGTGGCATCCTGCAGCGTGCGCAATTTTCTTCGCAATCACTTCAATCGTGTTCTTGCTCATTTTTCCGTTTCTTCTTTGAAATACAGCTCCACTGGTGCGACCTTTTAAATATGCTTTCAAAGCAACTTTTAATCTTGGCACTAAAATGCCATATCGAACAGTATCTGTCTTTTCTGCGTATATTCGAATCGTGTTTTCTTCAAAATTAATATCTGAAACTTCCAATTTTTCAATCTCCCCCACTCTCATTCCGGTGTTAAGCATGAGCTCCAAGAGTGCTGTCTTCTCCGCGTCCCCATGCACGATATACCGACATTTTTCAATCTCTTCATCTGTAAGACGCTCTTTTTTCTTATGTTTAAAATTCACACGATCTACATCACGCATGACGTCCTCATTAATGTAGTGCTTCCGGTAAGCCCACTTAAAAAATGCCCCAATATACTTCATAAGCGTGGATTTATAACTATTTGAAATCTTGTCCTTGTACTGGCGAATGGCTAGATAGTCCGTGACATCCTGACCTGTTGTATTTGTGTAATTTAATCCGGTTTTGTCGAAAAAGTTTTTCACAGTTCTCATATACTGCTCAATTGTGGACTTTCTTCTACCTGCAGCCATCATATCAATACTGAATCTTTTTATCGCCCATTCATTGTCGCAGACTTCTGTTGATGGCAATGTTTCAGATGCCGTAAATTCTATTCCATGTAATTTCACAATCAGGACATTTTTCAATACCTCACTTGCCTCTGAATTGATATAATCCTGCATGCTCACGATTACCTCATTGATGATATCATTTTTACCCTTCATTTTTATCCCCTTTGATATGTTTTTTAGATTGAAAAATAAGAATTTTAGAACTTTAAAGATTTGTCTTTAAATTCTGGGGAGACATATTCTCCCCAGAAAATAGATGCTATTTTTTATAGCAGGATTGGTTGAAATTACTGCCTCCATGAATCCATGATTTTTCTTACCTTTTTTATAGTTTTTTTCAGACTATCTATGAATTTCTCGCAAAATTCAGTTATTTTATACTTCAAAAGATAGCCATTAAAGCCATATGTATCTCTTACCTGGCATTTGTATAGAATTTGTTCTGGAATGGATAACCGTTCATAGAAGTCTTTTTCATATTTATCTACATATTCATTTAAAATTTCTACATCGCTTTTCATTTTCTGTCTCCGTAATTTAATAAGTATTAAATTCAATTAGTAAATTTTTTTGCAAAAAATTTCTTTATTTGCATAATGCTTTATATATGGCTTTGGTTTTACCCCAGGCACTGCAATTTGATAAGCGACTGTTCCATCCCAGCCGATGTAGCCATTTTGTTTTGTGCAATAAACAATCTTTTGCAGCCATCCCTCCCCCATACCGCACCTTGCAATCCAAATTTCACAATCCTTATCTGGTACAACATCCATTTTTCCATTGTTTACCTCAATCCACTCATTCATAATCTACCTCACTATTTTGATTTCCTACAACCGTGAATCATATAAGGTATGATCCACAGTGGAAAAGTTATAATTAGAAATATCTCTAATACTAGCGCGCCAATAAACATCAGAAAATAGCTTGCGGCTATCACAATTACATCCATTGCGTCTTCCATTACGTCTTTTATAAATTTCAGTTTAATAATCATTCCCAATAATACAAACAAAGCAACTGCAATCCATGCACTCTCCTGTACCTGTTTCACAACATTCTTCTGCTGTCTCGCACAAATTCTTTGGAATTTTTGTTATAAAATAATCATTACTTCTTAATAATTCTATTGCTTCTTTAATTTTCTCTTCCATCTTTACCTCCGCTAAAGTTTAATTTAACAACCAATCGGAATGCACTCCTCACATTCCGTTTTCATCTTCTTCGCAAGCTGCTACCATTTCTGCATCCAAATCCGACTCCTCATTTTTGAGGATTAATGGCTGTCCTTGGTCTGTCACCCACATCACATCTTCCAGCTTGTACAGTTTTCTTTTTCTTGGATTCGCACAGATGATACTTACTGGTACAGCATTTGAAAAACCGTTTATGTATTCTTTTAATTCACCATTCTTCATTTTTCTTACAGGAACCCGGCGCGTCTTTTATCCGGAGAGGTTCCAGATCCTTTCTTTTACTTGTTATTCCTTTTTGATTGATGTAAAATATTGTCAAAAAGGAGGGGTTTTATGTTACATTCTATAAATGCACAAAATATGATTAATTCGAAAAATTGCACAATCAAAGTTGATGATAAAAATATCACTGAATGTCCTTTGTGCCACAAATCCATTGCTCCGCTTCCACTTTTTGCTTGTGTTTACGAGTCATCTGCTTCAAGCAAATGTGCTAGTGTTGTTTATTTTTGCAGGCACTGCACTTCTCCATTTTTTGCTCATTATTATGCTTCAAATGTATCTGAATACAGCAATTCCATTATCTACAACTCGGCTAAATTTCGTTATATTGAACCAGTAAAATTTACCAAAATAGTTTTTGATAAAAAAATCATTGAACTTTCACCACTATTTGACAAAATATATAATCAGGCTCTTGCTGCTGAAACATCCGGTCTTGACGAAATTGCCGGTCTTGGATATAGGAAATCCCTTGAATTTTTAATAAAGGATTTTGCAATACATGAAAATCCGAATGATGAAGCAAAAATCAAATCTATGCCACTTGCAGCTTGTATCAAAAGCTTTATGGATTCTCCTAATATAAAAACATTAGCTACTCGGTCTGCTTGGATAGGCAATGACGAAGCTCACTATATCCGCAAACAAGAAGATCGCGATGTAAGTGATATGAAATCATTTATCCAAGCAACTGTATACTTCATTAGCATGATTCTTATCACAGAGGATGCGGCAACTATGGAGCCAAAATAGATTCTTCTACCGTCTTTGCCTCGTGTTCAATCGTAGAAAGGCAAAGTTGTGTATCCATTTCAGCGAGGAAATTTCCTTCAAGATCCCAGTACTGAACAACATCACGTACTGGGTCTTTTTCTGTTCCAAGCCCTCTTTTTGCCTTTGTTTCAATTACCTGAATTACTTTTGCACTTTTAGTTCCATCTGGTCTAACCATAATTATCTCCTTCCTTGATTTCCATACGAAAAACTATTATTTTAAATTATTAAATCAAACATACTGGAGTGCATGAAATAACAACAAGCGAATAATCATCTTCTGCTGTTTTCCGATACTCAATAACTGCTTGATAACACCCTACTTCTTTTGGCTGATGAATTTCATCAAGTTCACTCCAATCAAGCTCATTTTTTAAGTCACCAATATCGTCAACTATATCTGCAAAACGGCTTTGAGACTTTTCTTTTTCCTGCTCTGTCATATAAATGCGATCATCATATCTTGTGACCGCAAAATAAATTCTAATATTATAATTTAATCCAAAGCTTTCATCTGATTTTCTTCGTAAGGCTCTCCGCAAAATGGGCATTTTGACAAAAGCATTGGAAGTTTTCTTTCTCTTTTCTTACCTGGCTCTTTCACAGTAAACGTCAATATTGCTCTGCCCGATATAAACTCAATCGGTGGAATTACGTACTCGAATCCTTTTGATTCTTTTAGCTTTTCAGTTTTTTCGCTCATACAATTGCACATCGTCTCTACCTCCATAAAATCTAATTTTGCAAGCATTCTTCCGGCGTGCCGATTGCTTCATTCTCCGTCATGACATTTACCTCCCTTCATTAACCTTTGTATTTTTCCGGCAAATACATCCAGGCGTTGACGAATAAATTCTGATTGCTGCATGGCTCCGTCTCGTCTCCGATGTAAAAACTTCCATTCCCATCTTCGTCCTGCTCATATCTGCCAATCATCGGAATTGAGAAGTTTTCAAGCGAAATCAAGATATATTTATCGTCGCGCGGAAGCTGACTTTCTATATCTATCCATCTAACATCGCTCTCCTGGATGCCATCAATGTACTCTCTGAAAAATTCTTTGCACAATCTAATTGCTTCCGTGATTGCAGCATCCCATCCGGTGTCGTACTCACAACCACCGTCACATCCACCTGCATCACTGATTTTCTTTGTTAATCCATCAACAAAACTCTCTAAATTCGCTACTCTCATGACATTACCTCCGGATAATCTGTTATTTTCATCTGCCCTTCTAAATCCTCTTCACTTTTCTGTGAACCAGTTTGTTTTTGCACCTCTTTTTCGCAATATCCATCTGGGTACACAGTTATGATAAGACTTTCACAACCGCTAAGGTCACCATCCCTATACGTTAATCCTCGCTGAAATGACTTTACCTCTAAATTTAATAAATTCTTCGGTATTCTATTTGGTTTTACGCCATGATAACCGGCGCCATCATCCCATGCATTTATGCTCTTTTCGATATAAACATCGTACTTTTGGGGGCACTTTCCAACTTTTCCTTCTACTGGTCCAATATGATACGTCTTGAGAAGTATTCCATCATCCCTGACGTCAATTTGCAAATCTGTGATATTGTAATTGAGTTCAATTAATTCCTTTACAATCACCTGTTCTCATTCCTCCCACTTAACCATCGTCTTTCCCTTTTTCTCGATGTAAAAAAACTGTCGTCTATTTGCAATCTCCATATGCACAAAATGCACTGTCTGACCATCCGACGCTTCCGTAAAAAAGACTTTCCATCGACTTACAGGATATGTACTCTGTATACTTTCTGTCTGAAATCTCAATTTTACTTTTCAAAATTTCAAGCATTTTCTTTTTCCCAAGCTTTTTGTACATGGCTCTCATTTACTCCAATCTTCCCTGGATCACGACAGCGTTGCTCATATCGACACCATCTCTCTTTGCCTGTTCGCAGGATGCACAATATGAAACCCCATTGCATTTTCCGAAACTGTTAAAAGTGACACCCACCCGGACACCATCCGGTATATTTTTGACCGTATAGGTGGTTTGAACAATTGTACCGTCGTCCAGCCGAATTGCATTTCCTCCGTTCGTCACAGCTCCGTACTGGTCAGATGCGTTTGCTGTTACTGTTCCTAGAAAAAGCGTTAAGAATATAACAATTCCAACTGCAAATACTTTTTTCATGATGCTACCTCCATTTACTTCTCCTGTGCTGCGACTTTTCCCTTGAATCCGCCTTTTTCCAAAATGAACCGTGCTCGTAAAAACTCTTGTTGAAAAGCTGCAGCATTTCCACTCGGAATTTCAACTGTTAAAACTCCGTCAATCACTTGTGCCTCATAGCCAAATTTGTTTAATATTCTAATTGCTCCGTTTTGATCCATTTACCCTCACCTTCTTTCGCATTCCTAATATTCTTCCACCTTCCTTGCACCACTCAACTCTTGTCCTGAACGGTTCACAAGCCTCATTCCAGGCATCGTCAAAATTCTTAATCACCGGGAATTTCTTTTCCATTACGTTTTCCATCTTCCAATCCTCCTAATGTGCTGGGTTTGAATTGAGCAATTGGCGCTCAAGTTCGTCATAATCATAATCTCTTTGTGTAAAGTTATTGAACTTCGTTGTGTTCGCTTTCTTCGCCTTCTTCGGTTCTGGTGGTGTATAATTGCTGTCAAGATAGTCGATATAGCCCTTGTGAAAAAAGGTGCTTCCATTTTGAGGTTTTCTCCAATCCTCCAACGCTAAGTCCGCCTTGTATCGTTCAATTACTCTGTTCATTTCGTCGAATCCGATATCAAGTAAATGCCTCTTGTCAGCATCAGAAACCTGTCCTTTACCTCGTTTATTTGGGTACAGTTTCCACAATTTTTCAAACAGTGCATCAGCGTCAGCTTTGCACATAGTTTTTTTATTAATATCATTATCACATTCACTATCACTATCATGTAGATTTGCTAAACTTTGCTTAGCTTTGCTAGCATTTGCTAGTTTTGCTACATTTTGCTTTTCATTTTTAGCAATTCCACCACGTTTTCCCGCATTTTTTCTAGCCTCACAGGTCTTTTGATATTTCTCAAAATCTTCTTTTAACTGCTCTTCTATGACGCAGTAAAGCATTTCCGTGACTGGGTCCATTTGGGGAATTTCTTTACCAGATGCAAAAGATAAAATTGCAGTGAAAAGCATCCCCCTTTGACCAATATCTAGTTTTTCGACCTGCGTGAGATACTTTGCGTGTAGCACAAATGTGTCCTTTTTATCCATGCTGTCTCTCCTTACAGGTATTTTTTCATCAAGTCCCTCTTTGATTTTGGCTTGCTATCATCAGTACTTTTGACCGTATCTTTTTCAAAATCATCAATGAAATTCACGTCTGATTTCATTTGAATCTTACTGGATGAAGATAGATTTTTTAATACATCGTCTTTGTTCTTCTCAACGAAATTGTATATACCATCTAAGCGTGCCTGTGGATAGGAAAGACCTGCGACACAGCAGATAAACTCCGATTTGCCTGGTGTCTGAAAAATGTCAACTGGCGTTCCAACTTCCTTGACGATATCTTCCATCTTTGCAGCTTCCGGCAATACGGCTGCAATGTACTTTACGGCTCTTTCCTCGTTTGGTGCAAATACATTGTCTTTTAAAGCGTCAAGATAGTTTTCGCCGACCTGCGGTCTGGCTATCACTTTCGCAACTCCACGTGTCCGCAATGTCTCCATGATTTCTGCCGTGTCAATATTTCCAAGTTCGCTATGGAACTTCTCCGGGATGCTCACGAATCTATCAAAAGAATCTGCAAAGATTCGATTGGAAGTCATTTTGTCCGTCACTTCGTTGTCGATGATGAAGCAGGATGCCATCTGTTCAATAGCAGTCAGTTCGTTGAAGCACTCATAAGAGTTGATGTGTGCTTTCAGACTGTCACTCTTGCTTGGCAGAATTGTGACAGCGCCAACCGTCTTGCCTTCGTCAGACAGTAAATCAATTAACATCGGACCAGCACCGGAACCCGTTCCACCACCGGACGAAAATATAACAAAATACATTTCTGCGTGTAACTTCTGCTGAATTTCTTCAAAAATGGATTCGAAATCTTCGGAAAGAAGCATCTTTGCTTTCTTTCTAACCTTGTTGCAGCCCTCACCGCCTTTGATGTGATACTTGTGCTTCGCCTCCTTTAATGTGTCTAAATCCTCTTTGGAAGTGTTCAGGTAAAGCACCTGGAACCCTTTCTTCTCAAATTCACGGCCAATGTTACCACCTGCCTGTCCGATTGCGATAAAAGCAATTTTATTTCGCATGTTCTTCCTCCTTTTCCCTTTCCAGAGCCTTCTCGCCAGCTTGCGTTATGAAAAATGTGAAAGCTCTGCCATCTTTTAATCCTGTGTCTATATAGTTAAGTTTTTGAAACTCTCTGATTTTTTTATAAACCGTGTTACTCTCACACTGGAGAACTTCTTCCTCCATGATTTCGCCGACGGTCATTGCGTTTGTCCTGCTTGTTGCACCGGAGTGCTGCAAGATGGATAAGACTAGAAAACCTAGTCGATTCATGACGTGTCACTCCTTTTCTGATTTACTTTTATATGTTCTTATCAAATCTGATTTACTTTTATTTACTCTGATTAACTCTGATTAATTAAGATATACCGTGATTTTACACACTTCGTTGATAACTCCTTTCCCCCGGCACTGTGATAGTACCGGGATCATGGCTTTCAATTTTCGTGATATATTAACGGTAAATCCGCAAAAACCTATTCCGTGATTCCCTGCTCGTCCATGATTTTTTGAAACTCGGCAAGCATTTTAGTATGAAGATTTTGAACCCAAACGGTCGAGATTTTCATGTCGCAGGCTACCTTTTCGAACGTGTTATTCTGAATATAGTAGTCGTAAACAATGACCTGGTAGTCAAATTTCATCTTGGAAATCATTTTCATAACTTTGGTTCGAAACTGAACCAATTCAAAGCATTGAGCGACCGCCTCTTGTTGCAGCATCGCAAGTTTAATCGCCATGTCCTGCGTCTTGTTGGAAGTGTTCGAACTTTGAACCTTGATATCGCTATTGGAACCGAGCGATGTAATCATCATTTGCTGCTCCAGCAGTTCCTTAGCTTTCAAGTTCACTAAATCGTCCATTTCACGAAGTCGTGATAAATACTTCTTTGCGGTCATTTTTTCAGATTTGACTTTCTCCATGCCTCTTCCCTTTCCCTTTTCTCCTCGTAAGTCTGCTCCTGCAAAGTCTTGTGATACAACACAGTTTTCCAGTCTGCCATGATGGCATCATCTTCTCTTATCATTCCCTCGATAGGCTTGTCCGCCTGCCTCGTTCCAAACAACTCAATCATCCTTTCCTCGTCCAATTCTATAAAACTTGCAACAATTCTTGCAGCAAAGGCGGTCATTGAGGCAGCTCCATAGCGCTTTTGAAAAAACTCTTTATAGAATTTATTTGGCTGTTCATATAATTTTTTGATGATTTCTTCCTGTGTTAACATCATTTTTCCTTTACATTCACTTAAAAACCGTTTACAATGTGAAAGAAGGGAATTTTCTCTGAAAGTTGCATCAACCTAAGTCGGTCAAAACTATGGGGTTGATGCATTTTTTTGTACTGGAACAGCTCCCAGCGCCTTTAAAAAATTCTGATAATTTTTAATCTTGATTTCTGTCTGAACTTCCTCTGGAAGTTTCGTAAAATCCACCCATTCACCCTTTTTAGAATCAAAAATGTGATAGTAAAATGTTGGTTTCTCTGGATATCGTGGCATCTGTCCTCACTCCTTTCTTTAAATTTTATTCAACAGGCTTTTCCAAGTTGCTGATTCTTAAACAACTGACGTAAATAAATCGGTTGTCTGCTCCAACTCCTCTTCTGGGATTTCACAGTTTTCAATTTTCACAACAAAATCTCGCATTTCACAAAGAATCTGATGGAATCTTAGAAGAGTTTCTTTTTGCTCTTTCGTAAATAAATTAGGGGAATCGTAAATAGATGCATTAGCGCCCATTGTTGTGATGACTCCATCTATTACTCGAATTACCGACTCTATACAGGTCCCATCTTCTTGAAAAGCTATCGCATTGATGCATCTCATGATTGCCACTCTGTACATTCCAATCATGTCTCTAAAGCTCACTTTTTTACCTCCTCGTGTGTCAGCCGGGCACTATGCCGGCTGGCACCTTTTTTTCTTCTCCTGCTCCTTCTCCCTGCGTTTGGCTTCAACCATTCCCAAAATGTAACCTTTCTCAAAGTCGCTCATCAGCGGAATCGCCATTGCGATGTTCTCCATCACTCTCTGCTCCTCATCTTCTCTTCTCATGTTCTCTCACCTCCACATCATTTTTCTTGTTTTCCAAATTCTCCAATGTTATTCTTTTCTTACAGGCTTCTGCCAAAGCCGAGTAATTGGAGAAAGGAGATTTTTATGCAACTTGATATTGATTTTTCTGACCTCGATGATTTTCTGGACGAATTAAATACATTTAATATTGATTGTCCTGAATGTAATTCCCCTTTGGAAATATCGCTAAGTGATATGGGAAAAGTAATTAAATGCCCACATTGCAATATTGACATTGAAATCGAATCAGAATAATTTTCTCTTCAGCTCAACATTTTCTTTCATGACTTTGTTGAGCTGTTTTAATTCTTTTCTTATCTTCCTAACTTTTTTTATTGCCTTTTTGTACCCATTTACTTTAATAGTTACACTGGTACTGCTTGCTTCTTTCTCTTTTAAATTCGTTTCATCTGACATCCTTCTCACCTCCTCGTGTGTTGCCGTTGATTGTTTCGTTTGAATACATTCTAATTCTCTTTGAAAACTTTGTCAACACTTTTTTGTTTCGTTTGAATACTTTTTTATTGACGATTCAAAATAAACGTGCTACTTTAAACTGGAAGGAGGCATTTCATGGGCGAGAGAATTAAAGAATTGAGAAAAACCCTCGACTTAACAATGGAGCGGTTCGGCGAGATTATCGGTGTCAGTAAATCCTCAATATCCAATATTGAAAACGGAAATAGAAATCTGACCGAGCGCATGTTTAAAGACATCTGCCGTGAGTTTGACGTCCGCGAGGAATGGCTGCGCACCGGCGAAGGTGAGATGTTTAAAGAGCTGTCCCGGTCGGAGAAAATCGCTGTGTTTTTAACTGACATTTTAAAGGACGAAGATGATTCTTTCCGGAAGCAGTTCATTGAAGCATTTTCGGAACTGGATTTAAACGACTGGAAGGTACTTGAGGGCATCTGTAACAGCATCATCGAGAAAAGGACAAAAAAAAGGAACCAGGATTAATTCCCGGTTCTTTTTTTGTAATATTTTTATGCGCATTATGTGTATTTTACATTGACATTTATACGCATAGTGTGTATAATATAATTGTAAGGAGGTACACGAGATGCGAGCCAGAGAAACAGAAAAAATACTTTTAAAAGATGGTTGGTACTTTGTAAAACAAGTTGGTTCTCACCGGCAATACAAGCACCCCACCAAACCCGGAAAGGTCACAATTCCTTTCCACTCCGGCGACCTCGACAAAGGTACCGCAGAATCCATATTAAAACAGGCAGGGCTGAAATAGCCCTCCTGGATTTCAAATAAAGAAAGAGGTGTTGATATGAAATTAGTTTATCCAGCAATCTTTACTCCATGTAAAGAAAAAGAAGGTTACACGGTTGTTGTTCCGGATCTCCCTGGATGTGTCTCTGAGGGCGACTCTTTAGCGGATGCCATTGATATGGGTGTCGATGCTGCCAGCGGATGGATTCTTGGCGAATTAGAAGATGGTAATGATATTCCGGCGGCATCCGAATATAAAGACATTACACCGGACACAGCAGATTCCTTTGTAAATCTTCTTGTTCTTGATATGGAAAGTTATGCAGAAAAGTACGGCTCTAAGGCTGTCCGAAAGAACATTACAATTCCCGCCTGGCTGAATGCTTATGGAGAAAAGAATCATCTGAATTTTTCAAAGATTCTTCAAGATGCTCTGCTTTCCATGACGCAGAAAGTAAGAAATTAGCGCACTGGTGCAGCTCATTAAGGCTAGGTCGTAGCGGTTATATTCCTGTAGCCCCCGCCCTTGCTAAATGAAAGGAGATATTAAAAATATTGTGTTATTGTTGAGTTCGATATGCTCGCACATAAAAAAGCGCATTAACTCAAAAAGAGAACCAGGATTCATCCCCGGTTCTCTTTTTGTTACTCCTTCTTCAATTTCATCAAACACAGATACAGTATTTTCAACTGTTCGAGATTCAGCCCCTCGACCATCTCAATTATCTTTTGTTTTCTCCACATGGTGCTCCCCCTTCTTTTGTGTTGGAATCCTCACCAGTAAAACAGTTCCCTCACATCTACTTCCAGCGCATCTGCAAGTTTAAATGCGACTTCAACCGAAGGATTTAAATTTGTCTTATTCTCAATCGTGCAGATTGTCGTCTTACTCACACTGCTCTCTCTCGCCAGCCGTTCTAATGACCATCCCTTTTTCCATCTAATTTCTTGCAGCCTGTTATTCATAAATCAAATTATACAATGGTGTTATGGATTTTTTTACTGGTAAATTTTTCCATGTGCATATTATCTCATAAAAATTGTTCAGAATGGCAAACACTTTTTTCACCAACTTACGTCAAACGATATGGTTTTAAAAAAATTTATATGTTATAATTTTTATTTAAACACATAAAAAATTTTTTTACGAAAGGAAATGACGTTATGAAAAAGATTTTGTTATTATTTGTTACCATTTTGACCATTGCACTATCCGGATGCGGTTCAAACTCTAGTGATGAAACCGGAGAAATTAAAAACGGCACTTATAAGATTGCCGACAGTACATTCGTATTTAACGACGAAGTTCCTAATGATGTGACCGGGAACTGGCGTTTAGCCACGACCGATACCGCTTGTGATGTGACAGAATATGCGGTTGAATATTATCAAACACTTTTTTCCGATAATGCTGAAATTCATGCCATTATTAACAAAAAATTTAATACGACCACACGTATAAATGCTATATCAGATGATTTGTTATACGTCACTGTTTATGACTATGTAACAAATGAAGAAAAGGATGCAAAAAATTTGTTTACTGGAACTGAACTCGACGAATATCAAATTACGGTTTCCACGGGTGAAGTTGAAAAAATGAAATAATTACGATACGAAAAGAGTCTTGGATAAAATTCCAGGACTCTTTTTATATATTTATACGTAATTATACATATTTTCCATTGACATACGTATACTTACGTATTATAATGAAGTCAGATAAGGAAAGGAGCTACAAAAGATGCCAATGACGTCAAAAGAGATGATTGCACATCTCAAGAAAAACGGTTTCAAAGTCATCAGTCAGAATGGTTCACATGTAAAAATGTTTAATTCACAGACTGGGAATACTGTAATCGTTCCTTATCACTGCAAAGACCTGAAAAAAGGTATGGAGCAGGCAATATTGAAACAGGCTGGGTTGAAATAACCCAGCCCCTAAAAATAGGAGGTTTTCTATGAATAAATTATTTTACCCGGCAATTTTCCATGTAGCAGAAGAAGGAGGTTTTTGGATTACTTTTCCGGATTTGCCTGAATGTATGACACAGGGAGACGATATGCAGGAAGCTTATAAAATGGCTGTCGATGCTTTGGGTCTCGCTCTCACCAGCCGTGAACAGGAAAAACAAGAAATTCCGACTGCATCTGAATTAAGCCAGATTACTTTAAATGAAAACGAATATTGTGTTGTTATTGAGTTTGATATGCTCGCGTATAAAAAACGTACAAACTCTAAAGCTGTGAAAAAAACTCTTAGTATTCCGGAATGGCTGAATGAGGAAGCCATTGCTCTTGGATTAAACTTCTCACAAGTGCTCCAAGAAGCCTTAATTCAGAAAATCAATGCAAAATAA